ACTGGCACTGGCACAGGCACTGGAACCGGCACAACCGGCACAGGTACTGGAACCGGCACAACCGGCACAGGAACTGGCACAACCGGCACAGGAACTGGCACAGGTACTGGCACAGGTACTGGAACCGGCACTGGCACAGGTACTGGCACAGGTACTGGCACAGGTACTGGAACCGGCACTGGCACAGGTACTGGCACAGGTACTGGCACAGGCACTGGAACCGGCACTGGCACAGGTACTGGAACCGGCACTGGCACAGGTACTGGAACCGGCACTGGCACTGGCACAGGTACTGGCACAGGTACTGGCACAGGTACTGGCACAGGTACTGGAACCGGCACTGGCACAGGTACTGGCACAGGTACTGGAACCGGCACTGGAACAGGTACTGGAACCGGCACTGGCACTGGCAACACTGTGGTCACTGGCAACACTGCGGTCACTAGCAACACTGCGGTTGCAAGCAACATAACCAATACTGGATTGAATCCTGGATTCATCAATCCTAATTCATTCTTCAACACAACTAATGCTGTGCAAAGCAAGTTCAATTGGGGACCACATGGATATCAAGCCGGACCAAACTTCAATTCACCGGCATACAATCAAGCTGCTGGATCCGATACTCCATGGGGATTGCAACAAATGGCTGGACCCATAAGTCCGCAAGACATGCAAGCAATTCTCAATGGCACTTACCAGGCACCTGCAGGCACTGGAGCAGCCAGTCGAAATCAAGCATATCAATCCACGCCTGATGGTCCAAGTTATGGACAGGTAAAAGTAGGCCCAGCACCCACTGTCACAGCAGCAACCACTGCCAATCGCAACAGTTCGATGTACACTGACAGTCAGAAAGCATCGATATCTGCTGCCTTGGGCGCGGATTGGCAATCACGACTGGATACTGCTGCATTGAATGGCAACTATGCAACTATTGCTCAGATACAAAATAGTATTGGATCAATATTGAATCCTTCAACGGACAGTGGCGGCATTGGACCAGGGTAAATGGCACAAACCGCTTTTACACTAAATATCACATCACAAGGAAACACACAATGAGTTTCGGAAAATCAAGTAGTTCATCAGCTCCTGTTCTAACACAAGAACAAAAAGATGCCATTTCGGCACAGACCAACATGTTGACTGGCACCATCATACCAGCATATCAAGGTGCTGTGTCTGGTGCCAAGGACATATACAATCTCAATGCCGGTGGTGTGTTAAAAGCTGCTCAAAATGCCGGCGGCACTGCTTCACAAGCACAAACAGCCCTGGGAGAAACTGGTGAATCGGCCCTGCGCACCGGTATCTCAGGCCTGCAAAGTTTGTTCACTCCAGATTATGAGAGAAACCAAATTCAGTCGGCCTTGGCAGGACCACAAGCACAATACCAACAGAACCTGGCAGCACAACAGGCACAGTTTGGTGGATCAGGCAACCTGGGTTCTGCACGCCAGGCCTTGGCAGGCCAACAGTTGGCAGGACAAAATCAAGCCCTACAAGCCAGCACAGCAGCACAGATTCAACAGCAAATTGCTGGTCAACGCATGGGTGTGGGAGCCACACTGGCTGGTCTGGGACAAGGCGGTCTGGGCGGAGCACAAGCTGCTGCTGCCAACCAAATCACAGCGTCCATGACACCACAACAGTTGTACAACCAATACGCCAGTGTGTTGTTTGGCACTCCCAGCACCAGTTACAATGCCAACTTTGCCGGCACACAAGGCGAAAACAAAACTGGCAGCAGCAGCGGCATGGATTTTGGCGTGTTGTTCGGAAAGAAATAACAAACTATGGCATACATGAATGACCCATTTGATCCTTACAGCAGTGAGGGGATGTTTGGTTCTGCTATAGAATCAGACGAACAACGTCGCGAACGAGAACGTCGCGAAGCCGAACAACGTCGAATTGCCGGTAATACCGAAGTCAGCACTCAAAAGCTCACTCAATATCAAGACGGCAGCAGCACACGCACCACCACACAAGAACTGCCAGCAGCGGCACAACCAGGCCTGCTTGATCGAGTGGGTCAAAACATCACACAGGCCGGCAGCAATTTTGTCAACAATGTAAAAGCAATACCTGGCCAAGTGATGGCCGCAGTGAATCCGGCAAATTATAACACTTACATACAAAAACAAGAAAGCGGCAGCAATCCCAACATAGGCTATCATTATCCAGCCGATGCTCAAGGTCGGCGTAAAAGCACTGCTTACGGAGCATATGGTATCACAGCGCCGGCTTATCAAGACATACAAAAGGCCAATCCACAGTTTGCCAGTAGACCAATTGAAAGTCTGTCTGTTGAAGAACAAGGTCAGGCCAATCAAACCTATCGTCAGGTGCTGAGTCAGCAGCTGACAGCACTGGGAATTGAGCCAACTGAGGCCAATATTCGCGGAGCACAATTCTCTGGCGCTGCTGGACTGGCACGCAATCTGCAGACCGGACAGGCCAGTGCAGCGTCAGCAGCGGCCAATGGTGGACAGGACAAATTCAACCAAATCTTACAACAACGCATGGCCGGTCAGCCGGCACCGGCATCTGCTGCTGCGGCACCGGCATCTGCTGCTGCGGAACAACAACGACTGGCACAACTTCAACAATCAATGCCGCCTGGAGGAAGAGGCCCTGGTGGCAGTTCAGTAAACATTGGTGCAACCCCCAGTTGGGCCCAGATGGGGGCTAACCCTGCAGATTTTGCAAAAACTATAGGTATCCCACCATCAGCAGCACCTGTGGCACAGCCACCACCATCAGCAGCACCTGTGGCACAGCCACCACCAGCAGCGCCAGCTGATCCAAGTACCTACAGTCTGGCCACTGGCATGCCCAGCCAGGGACTGGGCACAGCACAACAAAGAATGGCCAGCACGATGCCTGCACCGCCTGATGCCACATCACAGGCCATCAGTCGTTATCAGGCCATTCAGACAGATCCCAATCAACTGATGAAGTTTGCATTTGATCCTGCCACACCTGCTTATCTGCAGACCCGTGCCAAAGATCAAATTGTGGAACAGTATGATCAACAGAAGAAATTAAAACAAGCCGAAGCCGATTTAAAAACAGCCACACCTGCTGTGGTGGCAGGTGCCATGAGTCGAAGAACCAGGGATGGCAAAGAACCCACTGCTGGTGATTGGTTGCAATACCTGGTGCTTTCAACCATGCCGGCCTTTGCAGACTTGGCTGCTGAAAAAGGTGAAGCATTGGGCATTGGAAAAAAATGGACTCAATCCACCATTACTGACGAAAAAGGCAATGTGATTCCTGTGGAATTGCAGACCACTGCCAGCGGCCGAACTCTAGGCGGTGTGCTTAGAGGTACTGACATACCGCTGACAAAAGAACAAATGGCTCAAACTGGTGGCGCTTTGGGCAAAGGCACCAGTGTAAGTGCTGAAGTTTATGTTGATAACAAAACTGGTAATCGCTACCGTTCTGGTGTTGATAGCGCAGGTAATGCTGCATTGATCAACATCCAAGGTGGTGCAGCGTTCCGTGCCAATCCCAAAGATTTAGAAGTTCAAAGTATTGGCACAACTGCTGCCAAGATGGATCTCAAATACCTAAGTGGTCTAAAAGAGAAATTTGGATCGGATGTTATTGGTGGATATACACAATTTGTTAAAGACAACCCAACTGCCACTACAGAAGAAAAACAACAAATGGCACAGATGCTGGGATTGAACCCTGAAGCATTGAAAGCAGTTGGTCTTGCTCCTGCTGTTGGTCAAACACCACCACCTGCTGCTGCACCTCAACCTGCTGCTGCTGCTGCACCACCTGCTGCTGCACCTCAACCTGCTGCTGCGGGCACTGGTCCGGTGCCACCTGTTGCTCTACCTCCTGCTGCACCTGCTGCTGGTCAAACACCACCACCTGCTGGTGGTAAAGTAGCAGCTGGATCGCCTGCCGCTGCCGCTGCTGCTGGTGTAAACGTGCCACCCATGCCAAGGCGTACACCAGGTATGGGCGAAGCTGAATACAAAGCCAAAATGGCAGCATGGAACACAGCAGTTGCAGAAGCCAATCGTGTGGCAGCCGGCATTGCTGAAGAAGCCGGCAAGTCTCCCATACGAGTTGCTGAAGATCAGCAAAAACGCTATAACGAATACATTGAAAAAGATGTTCAACCCAAAGCTGATGCTGGTAAGCAGATCGGTCGTGTTCGTAAGGAACAGATTAATGGTCCAGACGGTATTCTTAAGAATCCTGAAATTGTTGGCATGCTACAAGGTGGTTCAGGAAGTGAAGTTGGTAATATATTACGCGACTTGATTACAGGTGCAGTTGGACCTACTGATTTAACAACCCGTGTAGCTGCATTGAACTTGAATGACACTCAAAAGCGTGTGTTGTACGCACAGATTGGTTTGAATAACCAAATCTTGCCGCTGACATTGAAAGCCAATGCTGGACCTGGTGCTATCAGTGAAGCTGAACACAAGATCAACCGTGAGGCCAATGTGGACATCACACGCCAGCCATTACATTCAGCACTGTCATTGATGACCCGCGATCAGTTTATAAAAGACTTATCAGTTGCTCGCAATGATTTCCGTAGTGGTCGTCAAGACATTAGAACAACTGATCAGTTGAACAAAGAATGGGACATACAAGAACGCAAGGCAAACCAGGCATACGATCAGATTTATGCGGCTCGCGCAGCATACATTGCAAAATACAATCCATTGGACAAAAATGGTAAGCAAACAAATCCTGGTGCTGTAGTTGATGCGTTTACTCACTATCCAGTTCCTACCTGGAGCGGAACCAGTTGGGATTATGGCACTGAATTTGCTAAAAAGGCAGCTCGCCCTCCTTTAAGTAGTTTTAAATAAAGGAACCATTATGGCATTTGACATAGCAGCAGCCAAAGAAGCAGGATACAGCAATGAGGAAATCAGTGCTTATCAACAAGCTGAGGCTGAAAAAAACAAACGAGCAACAGCAATAACAACAGCAGTTGGCGATCCACCTGCCCCAACCACAGTAGTACCTGAAATTAAAGACGGATTTATAAGTCCAAGTGGTGGTATGACAACAGCCATGGCACTGGCGGCAGGCGCAAGTGCTGTGGCTGGCACTGGAGCATTGCTGGCTGCTGGCAAGTATATTTTAAAACCTGCGGTCACTGCCACCAGTGGACTGGCACAAAGAGGTGTGGCTGCTGCTGAAGAAGCCAATCAAATTGCAAGAATGAATGCTGAACGAATTGCAGCCAATCAAGCAGCAAAAGCTGCTGCCGCAGCACCTGCAGCAGCACCTGTGCGTCCCACTGCCATTCTGGACCAATATGGCCGGCCCATGGCACCACCGGCTGCTGCACCAGTTGCGCCGCAACCTCTCAGTCAACAGGTGCAACAGGCAGCTGCCAGTCGCATTACCAACATGCCTGCAGCAGCACCAGGCATGATGGCCCGTGCAGGCAGTGTGGCTGGTAAATTGCTGCCTGGTGCTGGCATGGCATTAAATGCATATGACGCTTACAATCGATATCAACAGGGCGACATGGTTGGTGCTGGTATGAGTGGTGCAGCAGCAGCTGCCAGTCCATTCCCAGTGCTGGGCACTGCCGTGGGACTGGGTGCATTGGCTGCCAATCAAGCAAGAGACTATTTTGGATTGACTCCGCCTAGAAAGAAACCGGTACCATGACCACTACTGACACACAACAACAACTAACACAGGTATTCAACGACAATTTTGTTGCTTACTATCGCAGCCATGTGGCACATGTGAACATCATGGGACGCAACTTCCGCAGTGACCATAAGTTGCTGCAGGGTGTGTATGAACGACGACAGGCACAGATAGATGTGATTGCCGAACTGCTGCGCAGTCTCACAGTGTTCATGCCCCATTGCCTGAACGATGTGACGGAAGGCAGTCACATTACAGATCAACCCATAGAAGGAACAGCAGATGAATTACTTGAATTGGTTCGCGAAGACCTGGAACACCTTAAACAGTGCTATGAAGAACTGGAGCATGCAAGTAGTGAAGAAGGTCATGAGGAAATAGCCAACTACGCCCAGGAACAGATCCTGGACTTGGCTCGAAGCCTGTGGATGCTGAACAGCACTCTGGACTGATCACTCAAGATCTCTTACCGAACTGCAAAAAACCGCCTGCAGCGGTATCACAGCAAGCGGTTATTTTGGGCATTTTTCGCAAAATGCAATCCCAGCACCCTGGGTAGCAGGCACACAAAAAACACCCAAAGATCAGTGGTTATTTCAATCGCTTGTAGGCATATGATCCACGCACATCATAACCGGCCTGAGCATGCATGCGTAAAAATACCGATTGACTGTGTCGCATGGTGGTGCTGCATATGATGGCAACCCCGCAGCGTCTGGCAAAGTCTTCCCAAATATCAAACATCTGCCGAATCATGAGTACTCTCACTCTGGCACTCAAACCCATGGCCACATGAGCCATGCGAATCACAATCATTTCGTTGTCACTCCACTCTGCACGTTGACCACGTATGGCCCAGGTATAGGCCAGCACTCGTTGTTCTGGTGTGATGGCTGCCCATAACAACACATGGTTGGGACCGTAAAATTGGTTGACCACTGCCAGCGTGATGTTGTGGCTGTAGGTCACAGCACAGGGTGTGAATATTTGGTCGATTTCAAATTGAAAATGATCTTGTGCTATCAGCACAATGTCCTTCACATGTAAACCACTGGCAGGTTGCCAGTTCCACGTGGGTGCAGTCATAATAAAATACCAATCTGATCTTGTTCAAAAAATCAGTGCTGCTGGATTGAGATAGGATCTTACCATGACAAGGTAATTAGAACAAGATCTCCCGAAATGACGCGGTTGATGGTCCATCAATCTTGGACTGCGTTTAACACCATGGACTGACAGACCATGGTGTCAGCAGCACTGACAGAAATATTTAGCCGGCTCAGGTGATTCAGGCAAAATCAGTGGTTTATTTTGTGTTTGTTGTGTGTTATACTAAATAAACAACAACAGGAGAACACCAAATGACCACAACACCCCACCCAGATACTCAGGCAGATCTAGACTGGTTCGATCAACAACTGCGAAAGGCCTATCGCAACATGGCCGCATGTGACCGAGACCTCCATCCAGAAGGTGCCACCATGTGGTACAGCCGGGCCTTGGACTTGGAACAACGACTGGCCACCTATCGTGCAGTGATGGAAGACTATCTATGATCAACACACAATTGGAATGTGTGCCAGCCTGGCGATACTGCCATGTGCATGACGGCGAAAAGCGACCATATCCTGCCAACTGGCAACAACGACCTGGTCTACTGACAGAGATTGCCAGCACAAATATAGGCCTGTTGCTGGGTCCTACCAGTCACGGAGTGTGTGCCTTGGACTTTGATGGCACCAGTGCCTGGTCCTGGTTTGATCACACAATAGGTTGTGATCTGCTGCCCACAGCCACCTGGACTTCAGGCAAAGCAGATCGCTGCCAAATGGCATTTCAGGTGCCTGCTGCCTATTGGTTCTATCTACGCACACTAAAAATTGCACACACACGCGATCCGCAGATTGCACTGGGAGAAGGATTTGAGTTTCGCTGGGCCGGAGCACAAAGTGTGTTGCCTCCCAGTCGATTGAGTGATGGTCGCAGTTATGAATGGATCCGAACACCTGCAGAATCAGGCATTGCTCAGTTGCCTGATGCTGTGTTGGCCTACTGGTTACAACAGGCCAACCCAGCAGTGCCGCCAGTGCCGCCAAGAGATCTGAGTCAATTGTCGGATCGGGATCTGCACGAAATACACACGCTGCTGCAACTGCTGCGTGGACAACACCCCACACTGGACTATGATACCTGGCGCACTGTGGCCTGGGCCACTGCACATCATCTGGGTGTGCCTGTGGCCCAGGCCCTCATGCCCTTGTATTGGCCAGAAAAAAAGTCAGGTGAGTATCGCCAGTTGTATTCAGGCTACTCAGCCGAGCGATCACCCACAATAGGCAGTATAAGAATGTTGACCACGGCTGGTCACCCGGTGCGAACCAACCCAGCATACACAGTGTATGCACAGCAACTGGCAGAATTACAACAGTTGGAACATGCAATTGAACAAAGAAAGAAAACCCCATGATAAAAATAGATGATCTCACCCCCGAACAACTGGACCTGTTGCAAGCACAGATACTGACTGCCCGGCAAAGCCTGCTGTTGGTGCTGCCGGATCAGACACCCCGGGGTGGGGGCCGACCCACACGTGACAACACAGATGCACTGTTGAAGCATTATGGCATTCGGGTACGGCACAATGAAATGACCAAAGAAATGGACATTGACATTCCAACAGAACAGTTCAGTATAGACACAGCAATGAATTCCAAACTGGCACACATCAAGAGCCTGGCACGTAGACATGATCTAAATCCATCAGACATATTCGAACACTTGACCAAGATAGCCAATGAGTGTAGCCATCATCCGGTGCGTGATTGGTTGAACAGCTTGACCTGGGACGGTGTGGATAGACTGCCAGATCTCTACAATTCGGTGGAGTTAGCAACAGATAACAGCATGAAGCACACAATGATGCGCAAGTGGGCCTTGAGCCTGGTGGCTGCATTGTATCACCCCAACTTCTCCTGCGAGGGTGTGCTGACATTCACAGGCAGTCAAGGACAAGGCAAGACCATATGGGTGGAGGAATTGATCCCACGTGAATTTCACAACATCTGGAACAAAGATGCTGTGATCATTGACACCAAGAACAAGGACGCACTTACCAAGGCCCTGGGCTACTGGATAACCGAACTGGGCGAAATTGACGCTACCTTTCGACGCAGTGATATCGAAGCACTCAAAGCCTTTATCACAGAAAAGGTTGATGTGATTCGCCCACCCTACGAACGCACTGCCAACAAATATCCCAGACGCACTGTGTTCTATGCCACTGTGAACGAACAGGAGTTTTTGCAGGATCGAGAGAATCGTCGCTTTTGGGTGCTACAGGTGGCAGGATTTAACCTGGGTCGGATTGATCCTGCTCAATTCTGGGCACAAATGCGTGTGCAGTATCAGCAGGTGGCACCGCTGATTGTGACCGGAGCAGATCGCAAGGCCAACGGTGAATGGGGCTGGTTCATGAGTCCCACAGAACGCGACCAAATGCAGAATCTACAGAACGTGCACCGTGCAGTGGAACCAGTGGAAGAGACTTTGAGTTCAAGGATTACCTACAATGCTTTGGCTCGACACAACAATCTGGGCGAGTGGCTGAATGTGACAGAAATACTCAAACGCTGTGGCTGGTACACAATCAGCAAACGAGATACCAATATTGGAGCCAGATGGCTGCGAACACAGGGATTTGAAGCCAATCGCAACAAACAGTATTGCGTGATCATATCCGCAGCTGACGCAGCTTATGAGTATAAATCTGCTGCAAGACGTGGTCAAGACCCACAACGCGACTAACAGATAGTGGCAACCAAATGATTAGTTTCTCATGGTTTTTGCGTCTAGCGATACCGTAAGAGGCTATGCGACTACTAATACTATAAACAGTTACTTTAAAAGTTATTTTAATATATTATACACACATAGCGCCACCACTATCGAAGTAGTTGTTGACAGTCACAAAACAAACAAACAAAAGGAAATACAAATGACAAAACCGGACGAGATGCACACTGCTTGGTCAGCAGCTGGTGCTCAAGCAAGACACCGAAAAGAACTGTGGTCACTGACTCTTGATCAATGGCGTGCAGTTTGGGCTGATCACTGGCACCGAAGAGGCCGGGATAGCGATAGCCTGTGCATGACCAGATGTGATGTGAACCAGCCCTGGACCATTGACAATGTGTGTTTGATTACCAGACAACAACTGGGACAACGTAAATCAGGCAGCCACTGGAGTCTGGGCATTCAAATGAAAACATATGCTGCACCCGCAGCAGATTTTGTGCTGCCTATGGCTCCACTGGTGCCACAACGACTGGGCGGCCGTCGGGTGCAATATCGTAGGCCTTGAGCAAGGCTGCATATGATTGAGCATGATCCGGATTCAGCACATGTGCAGAAATTTCCACAGTGCGCCGCCATTCACCCCGACGCCACCGCCAGGTGTCACAGGCTATTTCTACTGGTTCAACTCCTGCATAACGTTTAATTCCTGGACCTCTTGGCATACACTACTTATCAAAACCATTAACTACTACTATTATGAAACCCTTACCCACAATTGCATTAAAAATACAACTGGGCCGCAGCCCCAAATGCCAGTCAGTCAAAATCGTGCCCGAATGGTGGATGTTGACTTACGCTGGTCAAATATGTCAAGTGATCAATTCATTTGATCACTCAGACAGAACCGAATACACCAGAAATGGTTGGACCACACAAAACACAGCACAAGGCAAAGCTGAACGGCTGAACCGACAGATGAAAACCAACCAGTTTGGCATTGTGCAAGTGATACAGGAGTCATAACACATGGGCCAAGCTCGAGCAAGAAAACAACAAATAGCACAGTTGAAACTCAACCTCATGCACACACCCTGGCCCACACGGCCTGTGCTGGCACGTGCAGGCGATGTCATGTGGTTGATCACTGACAGTGATTTTGGCACCTGGGTGCGGGCAGCACATGAGATCACTGTGCCGTCTGACGCACAACGGGAGTTTGCCAGGCTGGCACTGATTGCTGAACGATCTGGCATAAAAGAAACGGAATGTCAACAGTGGTTTGAACTGCAACTGCAACAGTATGCTGTGAAAAAACTCACGCAACCCATGCCTAAACCTGTTATCCTGGCCACAAGCACTAAGTAAGTGCATGCAAACGGAAACGATTCAGAGAAATTCTAAAACTGGCCGCCCCAAGATCTCCTCACGCGGCGGTGCCAGGAAAGGTGCCGGCCGTCCCAAAGGCAGTCTTGACAAGGTGACCATTGCTGGTCTCTTGAATGAGATTGAACAGCAGAGTGGACGCACCTATCAAGAGATGCTGGCTGAAGACTTTATTGAATCACGGTCTGGTGATCGTGGCCTGGCAGCCAAGTACCACAACCTGATCTTGAACAAGGTCATGGCCACCATGGCCTCAGTAGAAGTGATCAACAGTGTGGATGAAGTTGCGGCCAAGACAGCAGCCTTTACCGCTGCCCTGGCCAAGATACATGAACTTACCAGCCCAACTAAATAATCACAACACAAGGAAAACAAAATGATGAGACCCAACTCAAAAACACAAATGGACACCGGCTTGGCCTTTGATGGCGCTGGTCGGGAAAGCTCTGGCAGTGTGCGTGCAGGTGTGCATGTGAACCAGTGGTCAGGCCATGCCAACGATGGCCGCCTGGTCAACAAAGGCCGCGGACCCACAGTGGGCAACACAGGTTGTGACACACCTGGACAACCTGGCGCCATGACAAGTGTGACCAAAGACTCATACACATGCCCACCAGTCTCCAGCTTGCCAAAGTTACCAGCTCAAGGCAGTGTGCGTGATTCAATCAATCGTGGCAGTCAGGTTCGTGGTTCGGGCATGACTGCCGTGAAACACCCTGCCAATCCAGACTCAATCAGAGTGGCACAGTCAGGCGGCACTGCTTACGGTGCTGTGACCCGCAGCAGAACTCCAGCCACCTCTGCTGGCAAGACCACATTCAACAGTGGTCCCAAGAGCCAATATTAAAGGACCGCAATGAGCGTACCATTCACTCCCGTGGGTGCCAGTATCAAGGCACCATACACAGACGATTCATCTGACACTGCCATAACCATTGAACCAGGATCCGCAGGCCTGCCCAATGTGCTGTTTTGTTCAAACCCAGACACTGCCAATGTGGTAGTGGTCAGCACCAGTTTCGACGCACTGGACCACAATGCCATTGTGCCCACATCTGGTGCCAATGGCCTGGGTGTGGTGATCCTGGCAGGTGGCACAGCAATGATCCGTCTGCCACAAGTGCCGTACATTCAAGGCAACCTTTATGTCAGCGTGGCAGGTGTGACCGCCACTGGCAATGTTTACATCACCCCAGGAGTGTTATAATGAGAATCACAACCAAGAACATGCAGTCAAAACCCATCAACCAGTCACGTGGTCCTACCACTGGCAATGCCAGCACAGGAACCAAACGTGCGGACTTCATGAGTGAAAAGTCCCGCAGCGGCAGTGAAAAGGCCGACCTTGCCAACATGATCACAGACGCTGTGGCACGCAGAGGCAACGGCATGCGGAGTGTGAGAGACCCGTCAGTGGAACCTGTCAAGGCCCGGGTCAATGTGGGACGTGGTCCTACCCGAGGCAATGCAGCACCACAAAAGTCTTCAGCAGCCCGCAGGGGTGCAGCCGGAGCCAGTTCAAGCGATTGAACCACCCCAGCACTGTGCCACACTGTGTGGCCAGTGCTATTGATTTGTTATGAAAGGATATGTTATGAACAAACGCACCATCACCCCCAGACCCGCACCAGTTGTGGAACCCAGTCCCTGGGAGCCAGCAGCTGAAGATCTCACAGTGCTCACAACACCTGTAGAACCTGTGCCAGGCCACACACGTGCCAGACCGCGCCGGCCAGCAGAACCAGTCCAGGTAGAACGAGAGTTTGATCTTGAAGGACTCATGACAGACTTTCCCACAGCCCGAGACCTGGAACGCTTTGTGTACGACGAAACAGGCATTGTGCTCACACTCAAGGGCCGTGCCAACCGATTGAAGTATCAAGTGGCCCTGGACACACTGAACGGTGTGAATGTGGAAGCAAAGTATGTGGGACGAGACAACCCTTACCTGGACAAGACAGACCTTGTGCCGGAAGATCCCATGCAGCCAGTTCCGTCAGCAGATGCTGGCATTCCAGATCGCAGTCAATTGCAGAACGAATTCTACACAGCATTTGTGCCACATTCGGATGCTGAGTATCACTCCCAAGGTCGCAAGATGCACTGCATGTTTCGCAAGTACAAGTCAGGCATGATCACCTATGAAGTGATTGGTCCCATTGAACCAAGACCATATGGTGAGAAGATAGACAAGTGGGGCAAGGTTCGTCCAGAAATCATACGCTGGGTGGATCCACGCACAGGTGAACAGATTGTGCAGCGCAATGACGGCACATTTACTCCCATTGGACGACGGCTCAAGGCCATGCTGCAGACCTTTCGCTACAACCGAACCAATCAATGGATCAAGTATGTGGACCGAGACTTTGTGAGCCTGGACCACAAGGCAGCCATCAACCCCTGGGAGATTGCAGATTGAACACAGTGTCACCAGGCTTGAGAGACGGACACACACACAACGCAGCTGAAACACAGCGAGTGTCAGATGTGAAAATCATGCAAAAGGTCATGGCAGTGAACCGCGAGGCCTTTGTGATCAGATTCCCTGGCCAGGTGGAGCACCACATGAGACTGGTCAGTGAACGCCTGCAGGCCTGCCTGACCAAACCCACAGGCACTGATCTTGCCAGACCAGACACCTGGACAGCCAGCTCTGAAGACATCTTGAATCTTGCCATGAGTCTCAAGCACTTGAATGAGGTGCATCATGACTGGCCCGTCAGTGACTGATCAAATCTTACACGGGGACAATCGTGCGACCCTGCTGACCATACCCGACTCGAGCATACACGCCATTGTGACTGATCCACCCTACGGCATTGACTTTCTGGGCAAAGCATGGGATGTGAACACAGGTGCACTGGAAACATATCAACAGTGTTTGAGAGTGCTCAAGCCGGGTGGTCATATCTTGGCGTTCAGTGCCGCACGAACCTATCACCACCTGGCCATCACCCTGGAGCAGGCAGGCTTTGAGATCCGTGATCAGATCATGTGGATTTACAGTTCGGGCTTTCCCAAATCACAAGACATTGGTCGTAGCATCCAACGCAGTGAAAAGAATTCAGATCCAAACGATTGGGCAGGTTGGGGCACACAACTCAAGCCCGCCCACGAACCCATAGTGTTGGCCCGCAAGCCCTTTGTCAAAGGCCACAGCATTGCTCGCAACTGTCTGACTCACGGTACAGGTGCCTTGAACATTGATGCCACTCGTATTCCCACAGACGATGTTATCATTTGTGGTGCTGGAAATAATAACACATTTAATAAGTTCAATGCTGAAAATAATGTAGATGGTCCTGGCACTGGCACCAAAATAAACAAAGATGTTCCCAAATGGTCTCTGGCAGAAGGTGGCCGCTTCCCGTCAAATGTCATAGGCGAGATTCCACTCTATCAAAAGTATTTCTACTGCCCCAAGGTCAGCCGCCGGGAACGACATATTGAAGAACAAGTAGATAACAACCACCCTACCGTCAAGCCCATTGCTCTCATGAAGTATCTGATTCAACTGATCACACCGCCCGGTGGCACCGTGCTGGATCCATTCCTGGGATCCGGATCCACAGGCTGTGCCGCAGTGGAACTGGATCATCCTTACATCGGCTGCGAACTGGATGAGAATTATGTGGCCATAGCCCGGCAGCGTATTCGGGCCTGGTATGCTCACACTCATCCATTACAGGCCACAGGCTTGTTTACATGATTGATCCCATTGTGCTCATGCGTCGAGCCCTGCGCTGGGTGATGGACGCTCATGACATTGACCCACATGCCTGGCCCAGTCTCACAACAGATGCACAACAACGCCTGGAAGAATTGACCATTGCTGTGAGTGACGACATGCGGTACAATGCTCTCAAGTACTTCCGACCATTCGAACATCAACGGAGTTTCTTTCAGACCAAAACAGACCGTCGTGGCATTCTGGCAGCCAACCGAATTGGCAAGACTGTGAGCACCTGTTATGAAACAGCCTATCATCTCACAGGAGCATATCCAGACTGGTGGGCCGGTCACAGGTTTGATCACAGCATCACTGTGATGGTGGCCGGTGAAGGCTGGAGTCAAGTGGCCCTGGTGCTGCAGAACGAACTGCTGGGCACACCAGATATCAAACTGAAAGATCAACTGGGCACAGGAGCCATACCCAGAAGCGCCATTGTGCCTGACACCATGCGTGGTGATGGTGCCAACGCCATTGGTGTGGAAGTGCTGCACTCCAGCGGTGGCAAAAGCTATCTGTTGTTTGCCAACTACACTCAAGAAGTGCGACAGTTGCAAGGATTCAAACTGAACCTGGCTGTGTTTGATGAACAACCACCTGATGACTTCTTCAGTGAGATTGTGACCAGGACTGCCACCACACAAGGCATGGTCATGTGTTCATTCACACCACTCAAGGGTCTGAATGGTCTGGTATCAAAGTTCTGGAATCGAGAGACCGGCTACGACTATGTGCGAGTGGCCTGGACCGACGTGCCAGAATATGATCCCTGGGGTGAACCATTCCTGTTGCAAAGCACAAGAGATCAACTGGAGCGAGATTACCTGCCACATGAACGTGAAGCACGCATGCAAGGCAAACCCATACAAGGCAAAGGTGCTGTGTTCCAGATCCGAGAATGGCCCACATATAAGTCAGGTTCAATTGACTTTAGAACTCAGCCCAACATACACCGAATCATTGCTCTGGACCTGGGACTGGTCAATGACAAAACAGTGATCAGTCTTGTGTACTGGGATCCATACGAAAAGACAGCCTGGCTGCACCGACAGATTGTGGTGCAGGGTGTGGAAGAAGCTGTGCCCACACAGTATGTGAGTCATCTGCTTAGACCCGAAGTGTTTGGCACACCCATAGTGCTGCCTGCTGACGCCAGTTCGCCAGGACGCTACACCATGAGTGCCAGCAGCATAAGAGAACTGTTTGAATCATATGAACTCAACGTGTATTCACGGGCCATTATGAATCCCCCGGACTCGGAAGGACGTGTGACCAATCACAAGAGTTATGGCATCAATCAAATGCGGCAGATGCTGGAAGTGGGCAGTCTCATGATCAATGAAAACTGTGTGGACTTCTTGAGAGAAGCACAAAATTACTATGTGGACTCACAAGGCCGCTTCAGTGATCCAGACGACTGTATTGACAGTGCAAGATATGCCATCCTGGGTTGTCTAAACGGACTGGCCGAACCCTGGGACAACAGAACACCACAACAACGCATGGCAGCACAGCGAGATAGATATGTGCGGCGAGATGAGTCATCCCGGCCGTCCTGGAAGCGATCCTATTCAGCACAATGACCTACCAACTGCACCAACAAGACTGTGTGGCCTGGATGGCCACACAACCAGATCAGTCAGTAGACTGTGTGCTGACTTCACCACCATATGACAACATTCGCCACTACAATGGATACACATTTGATTTTGAAAGCACAGCATGTGAACTGGTGAGATTGTTGGCACCTGGTGGAGTTATAGTTTGGAATGCAGCAGATGCCACAGTGAATGGATCAGAGTCAGGAACCAGCATGCGGCAAGCCCTGCATTTTATCAGTCTTGGATTACGCTTGCATGACACCATGATCTATGTCAAACGCAATCCCATGCCAACCAATGTTCGCACACGCAGATATCATCAGGCCTGGGAATACTTGTTTGTGTTGTCAAAACACCTGCCTCGAGTGTTCAATCCCATCCTGGTCAATGCCAAGTATTCTGGTGTGGCTCTGATGAAGTATCGTGGTCAAGATGGCACGCTGACATACAAGAAAACTCCACGCAATGCTCAAACCAAATTACGCAATGTGTTTGAATATACCATTGGTGGAGGTCATACCACCCAGAACAAACAGTTGAGTCAACATCCTGCACTCATGCCAGAACAACTGGCCCTGGACCAATTACAAACCTGGGCAGATGCAACCAGTGTGATATATGATCCTTTTGCAGGTGCTGGCACAACACTATGGGCAGCTGAACAGTTGGGATTCAGCAGTGTGGGCACCGAAATAGATGCTGACTACTGCAATCTAATACACAAGAGAATGCTATGACACAACCAACAGCCTGGAACCAATGGCCACAAGGACAAGCACCTGTCAGCAGCCTGGGACTACCGCTACATCCTGGTTGGCCAACCTGGATGTTTGCCGGACGACCTTGCACTGTGCGTGAGTTTGCTGATCGCATATGGCCCGACTCCACAGCAGAAAAAACAGCATTCTTGCTACGCTGGGATGGTTTTGAAAGATCACCAGGGCCGTGACGCATCACCGCCGTTTCCACTCACTCGCTAAATATCTCAAGTCAGGAATCCACCAATGTTAGATATTAAAAATGTGCCAATCGACAGCATCAATCAGTCCAAAGTAATAAACAGTCGATTTGTTAGAATGAAGAATCAGATGGACGTGAAGATGGCCAGCTATCTACGTTATCTGGGCACCAAAAACGCTGTGAACCGAGCAACAGATTATCACTATCTGGTGCTGGCAGTGACCGACAGCACAGCACCCGTTAACGGCATAGATTATATTCACCCGTCAGTAAAACCCGCAGTGGATTATGCCACTGCTGTGATCACCAAAGGCCTGGTGCCCAATGGTGAAGTGAACTTTGAGTTTGTGGCCGATGGTGAACCGGACGAAGCAGCTGCCAAACAAGCCACTGACATGGTTTCAAAGGTTGTGAACCAAATGAACGACCCGCACTTTGTCATGGAACGCTGGGTGATGGATGCTGCCATGCACAAAAATGGCATGATGATGATCAAACCCATTCGAGAACCTGTGGTACGTTACGTCACAACAGAAGGCACAGCAGATCAACTGATGGCATTTGAACAACAGGCAGCAGACGCAGGACTCACTGCTCTGCGTCAGAGTCGTCGCAAGACCACAGTGGATCTGGAAAAGGCCATGAGTGAGATACAACAGAATCTGGGCCCTGCTGCTGATGCTGTCACACAAGGCCGCCTGGATGAGTTTGTAAAAAACCTGCAGCAGGATCCGGACCAAGAGACTGAACCCACAGATCCTGCACAAGCTTCAGCAGACTCGCAGCAGACTGTGCTGACAGATGCTATCACACGCAACACCATATACTCGGCCCGATACAAATTGACCGGTTATTCAATCAATATCAAATTCCACCCCATTGCACAACACTACTGGATCTGTGATCCCACAGTGACTGAAATGCGAGACCAACCTTTCTGCGGTTACTATGACCCCATGAGCATTCAAGAAGCCGTGGACCTGTATCCGGGCATTGACCTGGACGAATTCCGCCGCCACGCTGAATACAACATGAATGGTGCATATCAAGCCGGAAGTGTGCTGAACAACTTGGCCATACATGCCAGGGACTCAGTGCCGGTCATGGGCATTCCAGTAAGTTCAGCCAGTTCTGCGGATCCAGACAGCCGACAGATATCCATTGTCACAGTGTGGAACAGATATGACATAGACGGAGATGGTGAACTGGAACTGGTAGAACTGATCTATTCAGGCAGCTACATCATTTCAGCCAGGGAAGTGGAGTTTATTCCTGTGGCCAACATGTGTCCCAAACCTTTGCCTGGCAACTTCTATGGCATGAGCATTGGTGAGAGTGTGATCCCCATGCAAGAATACGCAACATCGGCTGCCAGAGCCGAGATCCAGCTGGGCCTGTTGACAGCAACGCCAAGATTGGGTGTGAAACCTGACAAGCTGGACTTTGAAATGCTGCAGGATGGCGAAGCTGCCATCTTTATTCTGGATTCAAAATTTGATCCTGCCACAGATGTGTATCCAGTGCCACCACCATCAGGCAATCTGCAGTTCCTGGAAGTGGCCATGCAGCGTATTCAACAGGATACCATGAGCATGATTGGCATGACCACACCAACAGATGTGTTCAACCCAGAAGTCATGGCACCTGGCAACTCAGGCATCAAACTGCAGATGGCTCTCACACCCAATCAGATCATTCAAGACAACACTGTGCGCAATTGTGCCGAAGGTCTTAAAGAAGCCTTGTGGCTGACCTGGCGTACCTTGATTCAATACGGTGATGACTATGGTGTTAAGAAATTGGCACAGGCCAGTCACCCAGACAAGCAGCCAGAGTTTCTTGACTTCCTGGCCTGGGACGACATGAACTTCTGTGATCGTCATCAGGTGCATATTGAATTGGCACTGGGCATGATGAGTGAAGAAAACGCCCTGGCACGCACACAGATCATTCAGAAGTGCCAGATGGAATTGTACAGCACAGTGCAGGCCATGGTTGGTTCTGGCACACTCACACCAGAGATATTCAAGAAAGTCAAAAAGCCCTACGAAGACACACTGTATCAACTGGGCGTGAAAGACTGCAACACCTACTTGCCAAGCGATGATGAAGTCATGACCATGATCTCGCAGGCACAAGAAGCTGCTAAAAACCGTGAGCCGTCACCAGCAGACAAGAAAGCACTGGCAGATGCCAACCTGTCAGACGTCAAGGCCAAACAAATTGAAGCTGAAACAGCAGGCACTGACGCAGAAAGTCAATTGGACTTCATGAGCATGGCTGCTGGCGATCCCAAAGTTTACAGTTGATCGGCAATGATAGAAGACACCACAGTCACAGCATTCAACAGTCGCATGACTGTGGATCTAAACAATTACAAAAAGTTCACACCAGCACAAAGAGATCAAGTGAAGAAATATGGCAGTGATGCTGAAGCACTGTTGAAGAATCGAGAACTGGCGCTGTTTGTGCACCATTTCAAATTTGATCTCACAGACAGTGTCACAGCCATTGCTGGGCATTCACCAGATGACAACAGTGCAAAAATAGCCCTGGTCAATCAACTGTGTGCCATGGATGCATTTATTGGCAATCTAAAACGAGCAGTGAGCATGAGAAACCGAGTGCTGGAATGGGAAGCTGCTCCAAAACAAAATCAATAAGCACAAGTTTTTGTGACCCGGACTAAATATCTTTACAAAACGGTAACACTCAGGTGCCCGTAATTTAAGGATAGATACAATGACCATGATCACGCCTAACAGTCCGGACCCAGTCCAGACTACGGCCACTGACAGCCCTGCAGTCCCAAGCCTGGACTCAATAGCACAAAAGATGACCGCCATGCGAGAGCATACACAGCGTAATCAACTGCGTGATACCGAGCAGACTGCAACAGGAATAGAAACGGCCAACACCAATTCCGAGCCTGTGGACCTGGACACTCAGAATGTTCCGGCCGAAGTTGCCGATACCGGCGATACCGATAGTGACAGCGACAATTCAGAAACAAACGCCCAGGACACTCCTGTAAGCCAAGATAGTAAGAATTCAGACGCAGACGAACTGATAGATTTTATTGAATTTGCAGACACCAACCCCAACGCCAAGTTTCGGTTCATGCGCAATGGAAAAGAAATCATAGTCGATGCCAAGAAAGCCGCAGCCATATTGGGTCAAGGTGGAGCAATACACGAAGAAGCACGCCAGTTGAAGGTTGAGCGTAGTGAGTTTGATGAATACATCAACACACAACGAGCGCAACAGGAAGGACTAACACTGGCCATGGAGTTTACGGTAGAGCCGCGTTTGCGAGGTGCTTACGATGAGATCGTCAAGACACAGGGGTATCAGACCACGTTTCAACAACAGTTGAGACAGACACAGGATCCAGGCCAAGTGGCCAGAATCCATGCAGGCATGCAGCAGAATGAACGATACATTCAGCAGCAGCAGGCAGTGATAGGTCAACTGAAACCAGCTGTGGATTCATTCAGACAGATTCGTAAAGATCAAGTGAACCTGAGACTGGACACAGCACGCAAGGGATTTCAAGACAAAGAATTGAGAAATGAATTTGTCTACAAAGAACTACGTGACAAAGTGGTCCGAGTTTGGCCCCAAGCACATGGCGAAATTATTCCTGGAGTTGCCAATATTGACCTGATCGCAAGTGATGAGAATTTGTTAGGCCTGGTTAGAGATGGATTGAAATATCGGTCCCGACCCAGCACAAAGTCAGCAGGCAGCAGTTTTGCTGCGTTGACCCAACGCCGAGGCAGTTCAACCACTCGAGAACAATCAGATGGCATAAACAAACTTCGTGAACAAGCCAAGGCCGGCGATCGCAACGCCGGTGATAATCTCTTGACACAGCGTCTACAACAAATACGCAGTTCAAGAGGTGCAAGATAATAGCCAACATTCAAGGAGAATAACATGGCAGAAATTACAACAAGTCAAATTGGTAACGGTACCACAGCTTTCGCCACAGACATCGTGGTCAAGGACCTGGATCTGGACGTGAGCAATAGAGTGAAAGACGACACCCCTGTGTTGAACATGTGCATGAGCAAAAAGCGCAAGGTCAACAGCACATTGCCACTGTGGACAGACGACATCTATCGCCTGCCAGCAGCTCAAGCAGTGCAAGAAGGTGCCGCAGTCAGCACAAGCAATGCTGAAAGCAATGCTCGTTACAACCTGGGCAACTACACTCAGATCTTCCAGACCACAATTGCTGCTTCCGGCACAGCTCGTGCAGTGATGCAATCAGGTGGAGATCCACAGGCATATCAAGAAGTAAAACAACTGATTGAAATGATGTTTGACGTGGAGATGCAATTGGTTCGCGGGGATCAAATCGGCACACAATACTCTGGACAGTCAGGCACTGCCATCAGCCCTGCCACTGACCTCACAGAAGGTCGTCGTATGGGCAGTTTGAATGCCTTTGCAGGCACTCATTCGTTCAATCCAACGTCAGGCTCAGCGGCCAACATCACCACGAACACCACAAGTGCCAGTGCTGACACAACCAGTGCCAACGTGGGCAACTTGAACATCAGTGCCAATGGCAGTGAGTTCTATTCAGGAACATTTACCAACCAATTGTTCCAGCCTGTGTTGTACAAGCAACTGGTTACCACTGCTGAACAGCGTTACAATGCCAAGATCCGTACCATGGTTGTTCCAACCAGCCTGCGTACCATGATCTCTGACAACATTGTGAATTCAAACACGTCAATCAACAGACGCAACGTTGAGCGTGGTGACACAATCCAAACTTATGAAGGCGACTTCAATTACACTTACGAAATCTATGATTCCTGGATCATGGATCAGTCAGGTGTGAGCGATCAGATCTACTTCTTGAATGAGGATGTGGTACAATGGGGTAGTTTACGAGACCTTGGACCCAACAATGAAGTGTTCTCAAACGCAGATGCCAGCCTGGATCAATTCTTGATGGAAGGCACACTGATTGTGCGCAATCCAGCAGGTGTGGGTGTGTTACACAACATCACTTCTACTGGTGCTGCTGTGTCAGGTGCACGACCAGCTGCATTTGTGCAACGCATCAACACTGGTGCCGGCGACAGTTATTAAACCACAGCCTCTGGGCTGTTGCAATAACCAACAAAAGGGCTTCGGCCCTTTTGTGTTGACTGCAACTGGATATTACGGGGCACACTAAATACTGGCATGAGTGATGATCTTAACAAACCCCAATATCTTAGTGACCAAGACCCTGAAAAAAACCATGATTATTGGCGACAAGATCATGGTGGTGTAGTAACTGCTCACAACGGCGTGGCTGATAGCCTGCTGAAAAACGATAAACTATACAATGCCATGAAAGGCAACTGGTCTCGCACCAGCATGAGTGGCAGTAAAAACATTCGAACCACCACAGGTCGTGAAGATGGCCGGTTCTACATCCGGAGAGAACAGCTGAATTCAGATGCAGTTGCTGAACGCTGCAGATTGTATCGTGCTGCTGCCGAATCAGGTCATCCGGACCCCCTGGCACCCATTGGAGATGACGGCCGACTGACCTACAAATGGATGGACCTGCCCAATGTTGTGAGTATTCGCATTTCAGATCAGTGGTTCGGAGGAATGCCCTGGGCTGCTATCAAACACGATAGAAATTTAAAAGCACAGTTCTACCAGATTGTAGAACAATACTTCCCGCAGTATATTTGTTATCCAGGCGGAAAGTTACCACTGCCAATTAGACCAGCATTGCCAAATAGATTGGGTGGAGATAGAACCAGGTTCTTCACCGGAGGATCACAATAATGCATCAACCCTATGTGTATAAATGGACCCACTTGCCAACCTTAAAATGGTATGTTGGTAGTAGAACAAGAAAAGGTTGTCATCCAGACGAAAAGTATATTTGCTCAAGCCGTTATGTTAAGCCTCTAATAGAAGCCAATCCAGGAGAGTGGCAAAAAACAATTGTGGCCACTGGATCTCCAGGTGAAATAAGATCATTAGAAGCGGATATTTTATACACAACTGATGCTAGAAATGAGTCTCGATCATACAACTTGCACAATGGTGATGGCAAATTTACTACTGCTGGAAAGAAGATGCCTCCTCGTTCTAAAGAAACTGTTGAGAAGATCAGATCTAAACTTAAATTGCAAACATTGTCAAAAGAACAACGTCAACATTTAAGTGAGGTCAATCGTGGTGAGAAAAATCCAAACTGGGGCTTAAAACGATCAGCAGAAACAAAACAAAAACAGGCAGAAGCCCGCAGTCTATGGTGGGCTAATAAAAAACTTAAAGAGGAACAAATATTATGTTTGTAATTCCCACAGGCGATGATCTCGTCGACTATATTAAAGATTTCACTGGGTCAACCAATGACACTGAAGTCAAGCAGTGTATCTTCCTGGCTGAATTGGCCATGAGAAACATTGAACTGCCAGCCCTGCGATCTGATCCTTATGCTGTGGAAAACATTGGCATTGCCGATGCCGATGGTTATGTGCCCATTCCCGAAGACATGAACAAACCCATTTTGTTCTTCAACCAATCTGGTTCCACTCCCAGCCAAACAGGCCCGTGGATTGTGTATGATCGCATTGGCGACAGAGACATCATCACACAAGGCATGATTGCACAGTTGTATCTCAGTCCGGTCAACGTGCCTGCGGTGATTCGCGGCAAATTCTCAGAAGTGGCAGACAAGTATCACTTCTTGCCCTGGGTTGGTGAGGGTGCCGAAATCAACTTGTACTACTACAAGGCCTGGCCCTTGTTGTTTGCTCCTGTGAATGATCAGTTGATCTCTACCACAGGCACAGTGGGATCAATTGTGGGTGCAACCAGTCCCTGGCAAGCCACAATCACAGGCATGAGCACCACCACAGGCCTGTCCCCTGCTGATATCATCACTGCCACCAACGGCACAGGAAGTCTGGGCGGCGGTGGTGTTTACACAGTGCTCACAGTGGTCAGCAACACCAGTATCACATTCACAGCCACAGGTGGCACAACACCTGTAGCTGGCACCATAACCAATTTATACCTTGCTGATCAAACAGTGCAGTCAAATGCTGTGTTGCAAACCTGGCCAGAAGGCTATGTGTATGCCACTCTGGCAGAGTACTATCAGAAACGTCACAATGCAGAAGACGCTGCCATCTTTCTGGCCAAATTCAATGGCGCCTGGAATCAGGTGACCGATCAAAACAACAAAGGCAAGTGGTCTGGCGGACACACACGCTTTACCAGTGTGTGGCAACCACGTCAGTATCGCCAGTACAACATCAAGTAAGGACAGCGAATAATGTCATCAACATCAAGTAGAAATTTAACCACACTGTATTCTGGTGCTGGATCAGTAGTGCCACAAGGAGCCTACGGCAATGCCAATGTGGTCAGTCTGCTGGCAGTGGGCACAGATGGCGGCAACACAGTGGGCAACATCACAGCCACTGGCAACATCTCAACCACTGGCAATGTCACAGCAGCCTACTTTATTGGTGATGGATCACAACTGACCAATATAACTGCCAGCAACATTGTGGGCAATGTCACTGCTGCAGGCTCAAACACACAGGTGCAATTCAACACAGGCAATGTGCTGGATGCCAGTGCAAATTTAACATTCGACAAGTCTACCAGCATATTAAAAGTCACAGGCAACAGTGTGTTTCCCACTGCTGGCATTGAAATCTCTGCCAACACCATAACCGGTAATCAAAACCTTGGCGATTTTAAGATTACCAGTCAAGGGTCTATTCACCTGCAGGCTGGTTATGAAGTGACAGTTGGCGATCCCAATGGCGTTTATACTTCTAATGCACCAATTCGTGCTGTGGCCAAAGAAGCACTGCAACTGACTACCACTGGCGATGGTGCACCTGGCATTATCATAGGAAAATATACCACTGCATATGCTCCAATGACTGGCAACGTTGATGTGTATAGCAGCAATGTTGGTGGATACGGCGCAACTGGCAATATCAACCTGAGTGGCAACGTGTATGTGAGTCGCGCTGCACAAGGTGCTGATCCTGTGTATGGCAAAGCCAATTTAATTGTGTCAGACAGTGTGTCAGTTGGTCAAGCAATCAGTGCTGCTGGCAATATCACCGGCCAGGTGTTTTTTGGCAATGCTGCTGGACTGACCAACATTCCTGCTGGCAACATTGTGGGCGGATATGGCAATGCCAATGTGGCAGCCAACCTGGCAGCGTTTGCCAACAATCCCATCAGCACCAGCGGCAATATCACAGGCAATGTGTTCACTGGCAATGGGTCCGGTCTGACCAACGTGGCAGGCACATATGGCAATGCCAATGTGGCAGCCAATCTGGCAGCGTTTGCCAACAATCCCATCAGCACCAGTGGCAATATCACCGCTGGCAATGTCACAACCACAACCCTGGCAGGAACTGGCAACGCCAGCGTAAACTTAAAAATAACTCCATCAGGCAATGCAACTTCTAACATTGTTGGCAACGGGAGTGTGGAAATTGTTGGAGCAACCACAGCCTTAATGGTTAATTCTGGACTGATATCCAGTAGAGGCAACAGCAACGGTGGCACTGGAAATCCCCTGTCCTTGAGTGCTTATAATGGCATTGCTCAGGCTGATGCTTATATCACAATCAATGACCGGACCACTGGAGCGTTAAACGGAGAAATCAGTCTGGGACCTTCTGGCAACACCACCAGTGGGCAGCCACCCTATGTCCGAGTATATGGCGGCCTGGTAATGGTGTCCAGTTGGGCTGGCAACGGTAATATTCTTGCTCCCAACAGCAATCAGACCATTGGCAACATCAGTGCTTCTGGCAATGTCACAGCTGCCAATTTCTTTGGCAATGTTGCAGGCAACGTGCTGGCCGCAGGTGCCAACACACAAGTGCAGTTCAACACCACTGGCAACATATTTGGTGCGTCTGCAGGCTTTACATTCAACAAAAGTTCAAATGCCTTGGCTGTCACAGGCAATGTCACTGGCGCCAACATAAACACTGCTGGTCAGGTGAATGGTGCCTTGGTAAGTTCAACTGGCAATATTGTGGCCACAGCCAATGTTTCTGGAGCAAACCTGGTGGCCAGTGCTGCGGTCACCGCAGTGGGAACCATCACCGGTGGCAACTTGGTCACAGCAGGAATTATCACTGCTGTGGGCAATGTGCAAACCACGTCTGGATATTTCATTGGTGATGGATCACAGCTGTCAAATGTACAGTTTGCTGCCATAGCAGGCACTGTGACCACAAACGCACAACCAAACATCACCAGTGTGGGCATTCTAACTGCTGTGAACACCAGTGGTGCTGTGAGTGCAACAGGCAATATCACAGGCTCATACATTCTGGGCAATGGATCACAACTGACTGGATTACCAGCAACATATGGCAATGCCAATGTGGCTGCCAACCTGGCAGCATTTGCCAACAACCCAATTTCAACTTCTGGCAACATCACAGCTGCCAATTTCTTTGGATCAGTGACCGGCAACATCTCCGGCAATGTGACCAATGCCTTGCATGCCAATGTGGCTGACCTGGCCAACTCAGTGGCCGGTGCCAATGTGACCGGCACAGTGGCCAATGCCACCTTTGCTACCAGTGCAGGTTCTGCTGCCACAGCCAACACTGTTACCGATGCAGCACAGGCCAACATCACTTCAGTAGGCACGCTCACAGCACTCACAGTGACTGGCAATGTCACAGCTGCCAATTTCTTTGGCAATGTGACCGGCAACATCACAGGCAACACAACCAATGCTTTGCATGCCAATGTGGCTGACTTGGCCAACTCAGTGGCCGGAGCCAATGTTACCGGCACTGTGGGTCTTGCTCAGTATGTGACTCAAAACGCACAGGCCAATATCACATCAGTGGGCACACTCACATCCCTGGCTGTGACCGGAGCTGTGACTGCTGCCAGTACCAGTGTGACTGGCAATACCACTGCAGCCAATGTGGTGGCCACTGGCTTGATCACCAGCACACAACAAACTGTGGCTGGCACTGCCAATGTGGGCACTGTGGGCAACATTGTGATTGCCGGTCGCAACATAGCCACAGACATGATATTGAGTCCAGACGGCTTGACCGGACTGGCCAATCTCAGTCGCGGTCGCATTGCCATAGGCGCTGGCAATGTGGCCAACTCATTTGATTATGACAATCTCAACTGGCGTAGAGTGTTGGTCAGCGACACCATATACCATGCCAACACCACCACACGCGGCAGTGAAGTGGCAGTTGACCTGATCACCAGCCTGACTGGCAATGTGAACAACACTTCATGGCAAAACCGCGGCATAGTTGTGACACACACTGTGGCCGGCGGGTCTGCTGCCAACACCATGGCCGGACCGGTCAACAGTGCATCCCGAGCAGTGAATCAAGTCACGCCCATTGTGACGTTCCTTGTGGTAGGTGGCAACAGCATTGGTGCTGGCAATACCACAGTGGGAGCTGGCTGTGGCCTGTCGCCCAAAATCCTGGTGGATGACAACAGCACGCTGACACTGGGTTATGGTGTGCAGGCTGAAATAGCTCTAAACAACGTCAATGGTACATGGAACAATTATGTGGGATTCAACAGCACGATCAATGCAGCCACCACACCCACTGGCAACATTTATGCATTTTATCATGGCAATGCCAACACACTGACCACCACAGGCACCAGGATCAACAACTCAGCACGAGCTGCAGCCAACTATTATTTCCTGCGCAACGATGATCCAGTGGCACAGGCACAGCTGGGCAGTTTACGCAGTTACAACGAGTTTGAATATTCAACTGCCACATCAGGCACTGTGAACATTGACAAGACCAATGCACAGGTGCAGATGATTGCACCCACTGCCAATGTGACCATTGGCGACTATCAAAACTTCATGACCGGCATCAGCGACGGCACCAACTATGATCTGCAAAGCGACACAGTGACTCTAATCATTCAACAGGGTGCCACACCTTACACTGTGACCTTGCCCAGCACTGCCAACACACAGATCAAATACTCCAGTGGCAGCAGTGTGGTGGGAGCCACTGCCAATGCAGTGACCCTGGTGTCAGTGTCAGCCATTCGCAATCGAGGCAACACTGGCAACGTTTATCTCACAGCAGTCAGCACGGAGTTTGTGTAAATGGCTCTGGGTATTGCACGCACAGCAGCCATTGCCAGCAGTGTGACTGCTGCTGTGGCCACAGCCGGCGTCACAGTGGGTGTGAACAATCTCAGTCCCTGGCTGGTTCAGCCCAGATACTATGCTGATCTCACACCCAGCCTGGCTGACACCACACCCATTGTGGGCGGCAGCAGACAGTCCATGAATGCAGTGAGTCTGGTGCCACCAGCAGATGCCTATGACATGACCGGGGTGGTCAATCAAGTCAAACGCTGGGTGCAGACCATAAATTTCCAAGTGGGCAGCACCTGGGGCACAGGACTGCCAGCGTCAAATGTGGGTCTGCTGAATTCATATGTGAAGATGGACAATGGTGCTGTGAGCAGTTTCTACAGCATGCAGATATTCTGGGATCTGACCCAGTATGGATTTAAAATGGATGGTGTCAACCCTTTCAATCTCACCACAGCACAACTGTCACCCTATCGCGGTCGTTGGTTGGCCATGGTTGGCGCAGCCAGTGACAACCCTGCCAGTGATTTTGCTGCCTGGACTGGCACTGGCACCAACACATATGGCTGGGGTGCCAGAACCCTGCTGATTGATGTGGCTGCCGGCACAGTGATCAGCAGCGATGATCGCTATGGCAATCAAGCAGCCTACACACCTGACCTCACTGTGGCATACAACGCAGTTGGTGGCGCTGGAGTGAATTTCATCAACCCGTTTGTTAATTCTCCATCTGATGGCAACACCTATGACCTCGGTGATGTTTACATAGGAGCACAGTGGTTTGCCATTGGACAGACCATGGACCCTGGGGTGTACTGGCCCAGCCTGGTGGGCTCAGGAGTGGGCGGCACTGTGAACGGTGTGCAGGCCCTGGTGTTCAATCAACCCACGGCAGTGGGCACACAGCCAGTGCCCAGTCAGTGGGTCACTGTGTGTGGCAGTCTGGACAGCAGACAACCCAACAGCAGCATTGTGAACGCCAGTCCAGTTCAAGTGCCACCGCTGCCTGGCACATTTGTGAGTTTTTAACCGGAATCAATCATGGCAATTTCAAATTATCTATCAGCAGCGTTGTTAAACGCCACCCTGGCCAATGTCAGCTATACCTCACCTGCCACACCATATGTGGCCTTGTACAGTGTGGCTCCCACAGTGAGCACTGGTGGCACCGAACTCACAGGTTCAGGTTATGCTCGAGTGGCACTCACTGCCAACGTGGTCAACAGCACTGCCACCAGCACTGCCAATGTGGTGTTTGGTCCAGCCACAGCCACCTGGAGTCAGGCAGTGAGTTGGGCTGTGTGTGATGCAGCCACGGCCGGCAACATCTTGTATTTCAATGCTCTGGTGCCCACACAAACAGTGCAAAACACCAACACATTGAATTTCCAAACTGGCAATATCACTGTAACCTTGAGTTAACCACATGGCACAAATAAAAAACCCATTTCAAGAAGTGAGAATACCATTTGCCAAAATGTCATTCACGCCGGACATACCAAGCACGGCACTGGGACCTGACGAATACAATTCTGGTCAAAATATAGAAACCAACCTGCGTGGCATACGCAGCGTGAGTGGTGATCAAGAGTTCTTTGATCTCATTCCAGGCACACCCACATTTGTCACTGGTGGATTTAGATTGGCCAATGAGTTTTGGTTTGTGGTGGCCACCACACAAGGCTATTACTGGGCCAGTGCTGGCAACAACTGGCAAGACATCACGCCTGTGGGCGCAATCACCTATGATTATGATCAAGCAACCAACATTACCGAAGCCTGGAATGGCACAGTGTTGTTCTTGAATGACGAACACAATCCACCATTCTTTTGGCCTGACACGCCTGGCGCTGTGTTGCAAATGTACAGCAATACCATACCCATTGAAATCAACAGCATTGTGCCAGTCACTGCTGGTACACGACAGTTGGGATTTACCACTGCTCAAAATTCAGCACCATTCCTGGTGGGCAACAGCATACAATTGACGTCAGTCAATCCCCGATATTACAATGGCACCTGGACAGTCACTGCATGTGACACAGTGTCAGTCACAATTGCCTGTGATGTGACCGATGCCTACAGCAATGGTGGCATTGTGGCAGCTGAATACACCTGGAACTACAATCCTGCCTGGACTGGTTATTATGCCAAATTCATGCGATTGTACAACACACCCAATGTGGGATCAATCCTGGTGGCCGGCAATCTCACAGCAGCGTTGACTGATTCCAGTGAACAAATCTTTCCGGTCACTGTGCAATGGAGTCAGGCGTTTGGCCTGAACCAGGCACCCACCACCTGGACACCCACAGTGACCAATGTGGCCAACCAGTTGGAGGTGCCATTGAGAGGACCTGCCCTGGATGCATTTCCTTGCAATGGCCAGTTCTTTCTGTGCAGTTACTGGGACACTGTGGTATTCTCGCCCATCAACTATTCAACCACGTCAGCACCTATCCTGGGTGTGCGTCAGTTCAATCAAGGACGGGGCCTGCTGAGCAGCAACTGCTGGGCCAACACTGATCGACTGGTGTATGGTGTGGATGCCAGAGACATCTGGGTGTTTGACGGTCAAGACTTTACCGGTCTGGGCAATCAACGAGTTAAAAACTGGTTTTATGATCAACTGGATCCGCAATTTCATGATCGTGTGTTCATGGAGACCAACAGTGCCAGAAGTCAAATAGAAATCTACTACACCACTCGTCCAGAATATGCCACAGCCAGCAATCCCATTGTGAATGGTGTGCCCAATCAGATGATCAGCTATCGATATGATCTACAGTGTTGGAATCCACCAAGAGATGTGAGTTCAGCCACCTTTGCCTGTGAATCACCAATCTTTACCGATCAGACTGACAGTTCGTTGCCAGTGTTTCAACCAGATTTAAGTTCAAGAACTGTGGTATATGCCAGAGGTGTGGAAGATCAGAAACTGGTGCAAAAGGATCAAGGTTTTGAATTTGTGTCAACTGCTGCCAATCCCACTGGTGAGATTGACAGCCGATTCCGCAGAGACAACATCCGACTGTTGCCAAACTATTCTGGCAAACTCATGGTACATCGTATACTACCCGAAGTCATGAACATTGGCGACAACGAACTCACAATCACTCCGGCCACTGGCAATATCACTGTGACCATAGAAGGTGCCAATTCAGTTGGATCCGCACCCACTGCCAAGACACCTGTTGAGTTGGCCATTGATGCCAATGGCAATAGTGGTGCCAATCCCTGGGCACAGATCAATCAAAACGCATTTCGAGTGAACAGCATTGAATTGAGCAACACCAGCAATGCAAATATCTGGATGTGTGCTGCCACCACCTGGCAAATCACACAGACCGAGGATGATCGTTAATGTCACAGTTTCCCATTGAGATCAACGACAGTCAAGGCATAAACGACGCAGTCAACTACCTGTTGAGTGGTCCTGCTGGACTGGGTCAGAACTTTGAAGGATTTGCTGCATATCAGCCAGCATATCTTAGATCAAGTTTTAGACAACCCTGGAGCCTGCCTGCCACAACCGGTCTGAATCCCAGCATATATCTTGCCTTGCCCATCAGCAATGCTCAACCTGTGGGCGGCAATCCTTCCAGTCAGGTGGAATTTACCTTTGCCACGCCACAGACCACAGCACCATTTGAATGGGGTGATCGACTGCAGGTCACTGGGGTAACGGATGATGGATCAGGCTCGGCATTTGATGACAGCAATTATGTGGTGTTCAGTTGTTCGGTTACCAGTGTTATCATACAGTACACTGCATCCATTACCTGGAGCAATTACATCAGTGGGGGCGAGATAGGGCGAGACAGAATGAATCAGCCTTTGGACACCGACTGCAATGCCAGAGTCAGTGTGGCTGGGCCTACCGATCAGGTGTTTGTGTCAGCACAACTGAATCTTGACTGGGCATACACCTGCACCATGGCAGATGATTATGATGTGGTTGTGGCCATTTATAGATCGCAAGGATTTCCAACCAGCAGCACAACCAACACAGATTATTTGTTCAGCAACAGTGTGTTGGTCAGCCAAAAAACATTTGCTAGATCTGTCACTGCAGGCACAGGCACACAAAGTCTTGAAGCTGTGTTCACCACAGTGTTGGATGGTCCAGGTCTGCCTTTTGGTTATTATTGGTATATTCTTTCAGTGGAGTTTCAGGTGCCTGGTGGAGCTCAAGGCACGTTGGTCAGATATGTGCTGAGCGGCACAAGACAGCCACAAGTGACCACCACTTACAGCAGCCTGTTTCCGGTCACAGTGACTGGAACTGGCAGTGGCCTGGAAATTGATACAACATTGTATGATTTGCCACCTGACACCTACAACAATCTTGGCCCAGCCACAGCAACCAACACAGATATCATCACCGTTGATGCCGGCGCAGACTATCGCCTGGGCGATCAACTGCTGGTTGCAGGCACAGATCTTGGTGGTGCCACACCGGCCAATGACATGACCATCACAGTCACAGCTGTGGTGCCGCCGTCGTCAGGCACCTATAACATTGCCATTGGTGCTGTGACCACTGGCCTACGCAGTCTCACTGCACAGGTGATCAAACAATGATCACAGTTGCAAAACCCAAATATAATAAATATACCCATGCTGTGTTCTGCTTGCCACACTGCACTTTATCACAGGATTAATCTATGAATTTGTTAGATATAAAACGTCGACTTCTGCCACTCTGTGGTTATCTTGGTGGTGGTGGCGGCGACGGTGGTGGTGGTGGTGGTGAAAGCGGCGGCGGAGCAAATGCTCCTGGCACTGGCGGAAATATTGGTGGTACTACTGGTGGTGGTGGTGGTGGTGCTGATACCACTGCTGCCGACGCTGCTGCTGCTGCTGCTGCACAGGCCACTGCTGATGCCAATGCTGCTGCTGCTGCACAGGCCACTGCTGATGCCAATGCCGCTGCTGCTGCACAGGCCACTGCTGATGCCAATGCTGCTGCTGCTGCTGCTACCGCTGCTGCAGAAGCTGCTGCTGCCACTGCTGCTGCTGCACAAGCCACTGCAGATGCTGCTGCCGCTGCTGTGGCCACTGCTGCACAGGCTGTGGCAGCTGCCGAAGCACAGGCTGTGGCCGACGCACAAGCTGCTGCTGCTGCTGCTGCAGCCACTGCACAAGCACAGGCCACTGCAGATGCTATCACTGCTGCTGAAGCAGCCACTGCCACTGCTGCTGCTGCCACTGCTGCTGCACAAACAGCCACTGCTGCTGCATACACAGCATTGTCACCAGAAGACCGATCTTTTGTGGACATGGCAGTGGCCACTGGCACTCCCATATCCACGGCTGTGGACTTTGCTGTGTCCAATCCCATGAGCGCCATAAACACTGGCATGGTCAATGGTACCCAGGTGGCTGCGGCGCCGGTCAGTTCAGAAGACACTGCCATGGATTTCATCAACAACATGTTTGAAGGCAGTTATCCAAGTTCAGCCAATGCACCAGTTGGTTCAGTCAATCCAGCAGACATTGCTGCCGCTGAAGCACAGGCAGCATTGGGCGCACCAGCTGGCACAGCTACCGGACCGGTCAGTGCTGTGTCTCCAGCAGATATTGCTGCCAGCACAGGTCTGGTTGGGCCAGCCAGCAGTCAAGCAGCGTTTGACGCTGCCTTGGCCGGCCTCAACAGCAATCCAGCCTTGAGTCTGTCAGCAGGTGCTGATGAGAATGGCAATTATCAGGTGACCGATGGTGTGGCCACTACCTTGACAGTTGATGCCAACAACAATGTGATTGGTTCATACAATGCCAACACTGGCCTTTTTAGCATTGGCGATTTTGGTGCATTAAGTAATTTTGGCACATTTGCCGGTTCCACCAGTGTGCCGGGCAGCACTGCTGCCACAGCCACGGGTGGCACTGCTGGTGCTGTGCCTGGTGCTGTGTCTGCTGCTGATATTGCTGCCAGCACATCTACTGCAGGGCTGCCTGTTGGTGGAGTGTTGGGCCTGGGCACATCAGATCCCAACGCCACAGCCACTGCATTGGCAGGTGGAGCCACAGGCAGTGCTTTTGCACCAGGTGTGTTGGGATTTGATCAAACCGCAGCCACTACCAATCCTGCAACAATATCTTTTGACATCAGTACTGCGCCAGCTAGTACCACACCAGACAGTACCACACCAGCCGGTACTGCGCCGGCCACTGTGGCTGATGCCATTGCTGAGGGTCTTGCTAATCCTGCTGGGGCTGCTGCTGCCGCTGCTGCTGCTGGGGTTGCTGCTGCCACTGCTGCTGCGGCTGCTGAAGCAGCACAAGCTGCGTTGGAAGCATCACGGTCTGCTGAATCAACCACCACAGGTGATCCAGGTGCCACACCAGGTGAAATAGCCGCAGCCAAAGCCGCAACCAACGCTCAGTTGGCTGCTGCCGCTAAGGCTGAAGCCGAGGCTGATGCGGCAGCAGCAAAGGCTGCTTTGGCCAACGTGGCAGCCATTGCTGCTGCCAATCCTTTCTCAACTGATCCTGCCACTCAGGCAGCCCTTGCTGCTGCCATTGCTACTGCTGGACAGGCTGCAACAACAGCTGGCATATCATCAAACGCTGCTGCCGCTGCTGCGGCCTGGGCAGCAGGCGAAGCTGCTGCTGCTGCCACTGCTGCTGCCAGTCGTCCTGGCTGGGTAGGATCTGCTCCAGAAGTTGTATTAAATGATGGCACCAAGGGCTATGTGATTGAAGGCACCACTTATGATCGCACTGGTTCAGAAGTTCCAGCCAGTAATTTGCCTGGCACTGCTGGTACTGCCGGAACTGCTGGTACTGCTGGTACTGCTGGTACTGCTGGTACTGCTGGTACTGGCAGTGTGGCAACCACTGCCACAGATAGCAGCCAAGATCCTACCAGCACAGCAGCCACTGGCACTGCCGTAGGAACAATTACAACTCCTGCTGTGACAGACGTTACTGCAGGCACAGGCACAAGCACAGATACTGGCACAGGAACTGGCACAACTGGTACTGGCACAGGAACTGGCACAACTGGCACAACCGGAACTGGCACAACCGGAACTGACACAACTGGCACAGGCACAACCGGTACTGGCACTGACACAACTGGCACAGGCACTGGCACAACCGGTACAGGCACTGGCACTGGCACAGGAACAGGAACTGACACAACTGGCACTGGAACAGGAACAGGAACTGGCACTGGAACCGGCACTGGAACTGGCACAGGCACAACCGGTACTGGAACCGGCACTGGCACAACTGGTACTGGCACTGGAACTGGCACAACCGGCACAGGAACTGGCACTGACACTGGCACCGGCACAGGAACTGGCACAGGCACAACCGGCACAGGAACTGGCACAGGAACTGGCACAGGTACTGGTACTGGCACAGGCACAGGAACCGGCACAGGAACCGGCACAGGCACAGGAACTGGCACAGGAACCGGCACAGGCACAGGAACTGGCACAGGAACCGGCACAGGAACCGGCACAGGCACAGGAACCGGCACAGGCACAGGAACAGGCACAGGTACTGGTACAGGCACAGGCACTGGAACCGGCACTGGCACAGGCACTGGCACAGGTACTGGAACCGGCACTGGAACAGGTACTGGAACCGGCACTGGCACTGGCAACACTG